CGTGCGGTCCGGCTGACATTAACTAATCAAAAAACTTTTACACATAGAGGGGCAAAGCGTCCCTCTGTGATGTAATTTTAACGTAAAGGAACAGTTAGAATGGTTTACCTAAACACAAATACAGCGAATCAATACGCGTGGCTTTCGTTAGACGAAGGACGTGCCTATTTCAACGTTGCCTTTACACACTATTTGCTTGTCATGACTTACGAAATGACAGGTGAACAACTCGCGCAAGTGGTCGAAGTAATAAACGAGAACGAACGCGTGACTAAAATAAGACTTACCACAGTTGGTTTGGTCGATGCAGGTCGTTATCATTACGAAGTGTATGGACAAAACAGCAGCAGCAATATAGATCCTACCAACGCTTCCGTCGTTGGATTGATTGAAAAGAGTTTAATGATACTTCAAGACGGAACAATTTTCTTTGACGTTTCTTCACCGACAATTCCTGTCGATGTAATTTATACAGGTGCATAACATGAGCAACATTCAAGCAATAAATCTTTCAGCATACGAACCAGTTGAAGCAATCGAGAAAGAGAATCGCGCGGGTTGGATTGACTACGGTTTCAACAATTTATTTCCGCAGCACCTAATCACGCTTTATTACAACAGTCCTATTCATAACGCGTTGACGAACTCAATTGCATATATGATTGAAGGGCAAGGAACAGGAACGATACTCGACAACGCTTTACAAGGCATCGCGTTCGACTTAAAGTTACAAGGTTCGTTTTGTGCTGAGGTGATATGGTCGTTGGACTTTACTCGCATTGTACAAATCAACCACTTGCCTTTTGAGAACTGTCGCCTTGCATACGACAAAGACGAGGACGACATCACAGGAATTTTCTACTCGAAAGACTGGGCAAACACGCGAAGCAAAAAAGGTAAACCCGAATTTATTCCTGCGTTCAATCCGTCCATTGCACAAGAACAACCAAGACAAGTAATTTACGCGCACGGAATGATGGCTGGTTCTTCGTACTACGCGAAGCCTGACTACTTCGGTGCGTTGAACTACGTTGAGTTGAGTTACCAAATGGGACTTTACCACGTTAACAATATATTAAACGGATTATTTCCTTCGTTTATCATTAACTTTTTGAATGGTATTCCGCAGAAAGAAGAACGCGAGGCAATACGTCGTGAGTGGGAAACACGTTTGAGCGGTGCAAGTAACGCGGGTAAATTCTTAATGACATTTAACGAAGATCCTGCACGCGCTCCACAAATCGAATCGTTTCCTTTGTCGGACGCAGACAAGCAATATCAGTTTTTAAGCGAAGAAACAGCGAAGCAAATAATGGTAGGACACCGCGTTGTTTCACCACTTATTCACGGCATACGCGACACAACAGGATTCGGTTCGAACAAAGATGAAATGATTGTTGGGTTGGAGATATTCAACACGCAAGTAATACGTCCATATCAAAGAATTATTGAAGAAGTCTTCACACCGATTTTAGGCGACGTAAATATTGAGATGAACTCAGTATTCGACGACGGAGTTGCAATCGATTCTAACGCGCCTATTGACGTTATAGACATACCTTCAACAGACGTAACAGAAACACCAACAGGAATAACCGAAAAAGTTAGTGACGTAACCTACAACGGAGCGCAAATTGCTTCTGCTTTGGAGATTGTCGCAGCGGTTGGACTTGGAACGCTAACGCAAGAACAAGCAATTGTATTCTTGGTTCAATTCTTAGGTCTTGACGTGGACGTTGCGAAGTCAATGTTTCAAACAACAGGTGACGCGGTGGCTAAATTGTCAGCTCAAAAAAAAAAAGTAGTTGCGAAGAAGGCAAAGGATGCGGTTGTTAAGATAAGCAAAGAAGAAGGCGAAGCGTGGCTTAAACACTTACGCGAAAAGGCTGAATACATCAACGAAGAAGAATGGCAATTGCTATCTGACGAAGAAGTAACCAATCCAGAAGACGAAGAAAAGTTCCGTTCTGAATTTATGAGTGTTCGCGGTTACGCAAAACCCGACGAAAAGAGCGACGAAAAAGACACAGGACTTTACAAGGTTCGTTACTACTATTCCAAGAACTACACTTACAAAGACGGTGAAATGGTAACGCGTGATTTCTGTCAAGAAATGGTTGCACTTTCTAAAATGGGTGCTTTGTTTAAGTACGAAGATATTATTCAAATGGAGAAAGACGGAGTGAACGATGCTTTCGCACCTGCTGGAAGTAACAGATATTCAATTTGGACTTACAAAGGCGGTGTCTATTGTCGCCACGCGTGGTTCAGAAAGGTATTTTTCCGTAAAAGAAAAGACGGAAAGTTCTTGCCTAACGACGGATTAAAAAACGATAGAGTTGTAACAGGTAAAATTGCAAACGAACTTTTTCCAAAAGGCGAAGAAGCGGTACGTCCTAACGATATGCCGAACAGAGCATCATTAAAATATAAATAAAAAACATTACAATGGCACTATCACCCGAAGTTCTACTCATTGACGAAAACTATATCAAAAAATATACTTGGATTAACGGAAGCGTTGACCCTCTTTTGATGTATCCTGCTATTTATTTAGCGCAAGACGAATACGCACAATTGTATTTGGGAACTGACCTTTACGAAAAGATAAAAGAAGACGTTGTAAACGACGACATTACAGGCGCATACGAGACGTTATTAGACAAGTATTTACGTCGAATGATTATGTGGTGGTCTTTGTACGAAATGCTTCCTCATTTGTACGTTAAAACAGACAACGGAAGTTTGGTAATTAGAACAAGCGAAGACACTCAACCTATCTCTCAAAGTGACTTGCAGAACTACCGCGACCAAGCACGTTCGAAGGCTATGTTCTACACTCAAAGAATGGTTGATTATTTGTGTCACAACAGCTCAGACTTTCCAGAGTATCTTACAAACACGAACGATCAAATATATTCACAGACAAATGTCTATCCTTCGAACGCTTTTGAGATTAGCGACGGAAGAGACAAGTATGTGTATCAATACAGACGTCAAGGTTTAGGTTGGTTAAAATAATTATATGGCAAAAAGGGGACGGAAAAAAGACTTAACGATGCAGAAGATTTACGAAGAAAAGTTTCGTAAGTATCTCGCGAAGAAAGAAAAACAAATAAAGAAACTGAGCAATGAAAGTTAACGAGGAAGGCTACGCTCTGATTAAGCGTTTTGAAGGTTGTCGATTGAAAGCATATCGCTGCCCGTCAAATGTATGGACAATTGGCTACGGAAACACTTTTTATGAAGACGGAATGAAGGTGAAGGAAGGCGACGTGATAACTCAACAACGCGCTGAGGAACTTGCGAAGTTTATCATTGACCAATTCGCTGTCACCATTGCGCCATTCATCAAACAACCTTTGAACGACAATCAATTCAGCGCGTGTGTTTCACTTGCGTACAACATCGGTCAAGGTGGTTTCAAAAAGTCTTCTGTATTCAAGAAATTAAACATCAACCCTAACGACCCAACGATTGCTGATTCATTCAGACTTTGGAACAAGGGCGGTGGTGTTATTTTGAAAGGTCTTGTTCGTCGTCGTGAAGCAGAAATTGAATTGTATTTTAAGAAATGAACACAGAAAAAGAAATAGGTTTGATACACGAGCAGCTCCAAGAAATGGACAAAAAGATAGACCGCATATACAACGTGTTGATTGGTGACGACCAGATGAAGATTGAAGGTCTTGTTAGCAAGGTTCAGAAGCACGACAAGTATATTCAGAACCAACGTTTGCAGGTTGCTCGTTTGAGTGGTATTGCAGCCACAGCAGGTGTCGTTGGTGGTTTAATCGTTCAACTTATTTTGAAAATGATATGAAGGAATGGTTGAAAAGTTTGTTAAGTAATTGTTCGAAAGTTAGTTCGAAACGAATTATTGCTATATTTGTTACAATTAACTTAATCGTTTTGAGTTACGTTGCAACATTTTCATACTACGTTTGTCCTATTGCGATGTTTGACACGCTCGCTTTACTCACAGGTGGTTTGTTTGGTGGAACAGTAATAGAACGATTCACAAAACAAAAATCAAATGGCGAAACAAACGGAAGCGCGCAAGATAGCAGCGGAGATTTGTAGCAAGTTCCCAGACGCTCCTTCTCATTCTTTGGCAACTAAACTATTCACGGAATATCCAGAAGCGTTCGATTCACAAGAATCTGCACGTAATTACGTTCGTCGCGTTCGTGGTAAAATGGGAACAAAAAGCCGCAAATTTAATACTCAAAAAGAATTGATTGACACAGCACCTCGACCTTCGAACCCTTACGCGCTTCCAAAATCTTATTCAAAGAAACGTCGACACGTTGAATTGAAGGGAAACAAGTTCTTAATCCTTTCAGATATTCACTTGCCCTACCAAGACAACGAAGCGTTAGAGTGCGCTATTGAAGAAGGATTAAAACAGGGTTGTGACGCAATCATTTTAAATGGAGATGCGTTGGATTGTCATATGATTTCCGACTTCGTTAAAGATCCACGCAAACGTAAATTCAAAGACGAGTTGTATTCAATCCGTCAATTCCTTGCGTCGCTTAGAAACACTTTTCCAAACGCTCATATTTATTACAAAGAAGGAAACCACGAAGAACGTTATTGGAGATATATGCGCATCAAAGCACCCGAGCTATTCGACATTGACGCTTTCGACTTTCCAACACTAACCCATTGCGACAAGCACGACGTGAAATGGATTGACGGAAAGAGTAAACTGAACATCGGTAAACTTTCAATCTTTCACGGACACGAATTTGGAAAACAATTCCTTCCGTCGGTTAACGTGGCGCGTGGGTTGTTTATGAAGACGAAGGTTTCTTCTTTATGCGGACATCACCACCAGACAGCTGAACACAACGAGCGCGACGCGAATGGAAAGTTTATCACTTGTTGGGGTGTTGGTTGCTTATCAGAACTTTCACCCGATTACAATCCTTATTCAAAGTACAATCACGGATTCGCCATTGTAGACAAGGGAACGAATGGTGCTTTTAGCGTTAAGAATTACAGAATACACGAAGGAAAGATATTATGAAAAAGAATTTATTATTTGCAATCCTGCTCGTTTTAGGAACGTCTCTTATTTGGACGGTGATTTGTTGGAATTGGTGGGGACGCGATAAGGCGAAAGATGTACACGTTGAAGTACAAAAGCAAGATAGCGTCATTAACTACAACGCTGGCGAATACGACCGCTTACTTGCTGAACAAATAGAATTATACAAACAACTTCGAACCTATGAAGATGCTCAATCTAAATCCAAAACCACCTATCAAAGAACTCGTGATATTGTTCTTATTCGAGATACTATTACTCGCGTTGATGTGGTCACTTTGGTGAACTCCTGTGATAGCGTAATTGCTTCCGATTCGTTAGTAATTAACAACCTCAAAGAACAATTGAACGTTGAAGGTTTAAAAGTAGAAAACTTACAAGAAGTTGTTGAGGCTTATGAACAGAAGACCGATATTTTGACAGAAGAAATTAACACTCTAAACGTGGAAAAGAAAAAGTTAGACAAACAAAAAAAGCGTAGAAACCACGCTTTAATCTTTACAACGTCTGTCGCTGCTCTTTCTACTTTTGTTCTTTCAGTTTTACTTTAGATTCTGGAACGTAGAACTTCAAAGAGAACTCAATTGCTTCGCTTAAGAAAGTGTTGCGGCTGTTTTCACCTCTCTTTTCGTCAATCTCGTTCCACAGGTCTTTATGTAAGTAAACACATATTCCTTTTTTAGTTTTGCTTTCTGGCATCTTCTTCAATTTTTAATTTCTTCAAATAAAGGGCAAGGTCAAGAGCTTCCTCGTAAGCGTGTTGTAGCCACTCAGAACGCGTTAAGTCTTTTCGGTCTAACGTTGTCCCATACGTCTCCATTCCCTTCGCTTCACGCGCTTCTAATTCGGCTATTACTTGCGTGAGTAGATTACTTTTCTTCATTCTTCGTCATCATTGTTCCTATCATTAACGCGATGTAGATTTTCTCTTTCGAGTTCATATCCTTTCTTTGTGAAAGTTCCAACAGGATGTCGCCTAAAACCTTTCCCTGTTGGAAATATGTTGCGATTGAATTGACAACCTCACGCTCTCGGTCGTATGTCATTTTAAGCGATTCGTATAGTGGTGTGTTTTTCATTCTTGTTTGTTTTCTATTTCTCGTTTTATTTTATGAGAAAATTCAATAACTTCACCTGTTTCATTATTTTCCATTTCAACAACGCATACAATTGAAATTGATTCGATTAAAGTTGCCTTTAATAAAGGTAATTCAGATTCATCATCTATTTGAATTTTTTCTTTTTTCATTGTGCTAATATAGTCAACCTATGCTAACCGACAACATATTGTCCATAACTTGGATTCAACTCAAAGTACATTCGCATCATTATAGCGTCGGCAACGTCGGGAGAAATACCTTCGCGGTTCTTAATTACGTCCTTCGGTGTAACCTGCAACTTTCCGTCCACGTCTGCGCGGTGTCGCTTAATCATCTCCAGCTCACGAATGATTTGTTCCTTGCGTGTGTTCGATAAGATTGTGACTTTGTTTTCTTCAACGTATTGAGCGAGTTTGTAGTAACATTCGCTTTTCAGATTTTGATATTGCGGGTGTTTGGGTTTTGATCCGTTGACAAACCCTCGACACTTAAGAAAATCAACCACTCCACCACCTACTCCGTCTTCGTCGCACACGACATCTTGTAACAAAATGTTATGTTCTTTTGTTACAACGCGAATCTTGTTCACGACTTCGTCTAACGCTGCACGATTGAGTTCTATAATGTCAATGATAGTTAGACCTTCCCAAACAATTATAATCGTTCTATCCTTACCAAAACGCGCTATATCTGCTGTGATATACTTCTTGCCTTCGTTTATTACTTCGTTCCTAAACATTCGAAGCAAGTTCTCCGTGTTAAACAACTTGTCAGAGTCGTCGTCAAACTCCCAATTGCCTTCTAAAAGACGTTTGCGGTCATACTCTGGAAGTTTCTGTAAGTTCTCTAAATACGTCTGCGAAATGTACGGGTTATCGGTTGGCAATGCTTGGACAAACGCACGGTCATTTCTTAATTCACCTTTCAAATTAGCGTAGTAAAAGTCATTATACAACCAACCTTTTGAAGGGTTACAAGTCATTAATCCTTTTGCTCTGTCATTAATCAATTTGTAACGAACACGCGATTGAAGAATGTCAATACAACGCTTCGAAACTTCCGCTACCTCATCTACGAAATAGTCTGTGATTTCAATCGACCCAAATCTCTGAAAGTCGGGGTCTGACGGCATATCCGCCAAGTCCATAAGTATCGTTTGACTTCCGTTGTACCACTTAATAACGTGGTCTTGTCCGTTGTAAGTGTAGTGAACGTTCGGTTTCAATCCGTGCAAAGTGCAAAGTTCAAAGAAGGTTTGCATAGTTGATAAGCGTAACTTCTTTAATTCTGCACGACCGATTAAGCCCTTCGTACCGGGATATTTTAGTCTTCGTTTTATCTGCCAATCGCAACCAAGAAAAGACTTTCCACTAAACACACCGCCACCGTACAAGACCTGCGCAATAGGACTTTCATAAGAAAGAAGTTCCAACGCGTACTTTTGTTTGTCGTGGTAAATTATTTCGGGCATTAAAATAGTGTTAGTTGATTTTCAACCACAGGACAAAGTTCGTCTTGCAGTATTTGAACAATGCGGTCGTATTTCTTCGCGTCGTTGTTTTGCTTTACTTGATGCAGAAGCAATTCAAGACCAGCGTTGAACGCTTCGTCTTTTGTTTTGTATACGCAGTATTGAGCGTGGTAAATTAAAGGCTGAGACCAACCTTGATCCTGTCCTTTGAAACTAATTGAATAACTCCAATTTCCATTTTGAACAATTGCTACATTGACCTGCGCTTCATAACCCTTTATACATTTGTAGGTGTAAAGAATTGGAT